ACCCGAGAGGCTGTTCGACTCTGGAAGAACTCGAACGCATTTATTCAAAACGTCGATATGCAATACGACAACTCCTTCGCGGTCTCTGGTGCCAAGATCGGCAACGCCCTGCGAATCCGCCTGCCCAACGACTTTGTCGGAGTCACTGGCCCTGCGCTCTCTGTCCAAGACACCGCTGAACAATCCACCACCCTGGTCCTCGCCACCCAGCAACACGTCGATGTGGCGTTCTCCGAGGCCGATCGGACCATGTCGCTCGATGACTACTCTCGTCGCATTATGGCCCCGATGGTCAATGTGCTAGCCGGCATGGTCGCTACGGCGATTATGAACGGAGCGGAAGGCGGGATTTGTAACTTTGTGGCCAACCAAGATGCTGGCAACAATATCCTGTCCCCGATTGCCAGCACGTACTTGAACGCTGGAGCGAGCCTGGACCTGAATTCGGCCCCGATCGCGAATCGGAAAATCGTCAACGGGCCGCGGACTGAGGCCCGAGTCGTGTCGGCACTCAGTGGCCTGCTGAACCCGACCTCGGAGATCTCTCGCCAATACGTGACTGGCCGGATGTACGACGCGCTGGGATTTATCTGGATGAAAGACCAGACGGCGATCACGCATGTCAATGGGGCGCTGGCCCAGGGCTCCGCGACGGTCAACGGTGCTGGACAAACTGGTCTCAACCTGACCGTCAATGCGCTGGCAGCTGGCCTTGCAATTGGCGACATCATTACCATCGCCGGGGTGAACAAGGTCAACCGGATTACCAAGACCTCCACTGGCGAGCTGGAACAGTTCGCGGTGACAGCCACGGTGGCCACTGGGGCCACTTCCATTCCGATCTACCCAGCTATCGTCCCGGGGGCTGGCGTCCCGCCCCAACCCGTGCAGTATCAGACCGTGGATGTCTCTCCGGCGAACGGGGCTGCTGTCAATCCGACCAACGGGATGGCTGCCAGTACCAAGTACCGCAAGAACTTCGCCTATGCGCCCGAGGCAGTGACCCTGGCCACGGCGGATTTGGAGATGCCCCGGAACGTCCATGAGAGTGCTCGTGAGCAGTTCGACGGGATTTCAATGCGGATGGTCACGGATTACTTCATCGGAACTGACCAGCTCATCACCCGACTGGATGTCTTGTACGGCTTTCTCTGGATTCGTCCCGAGTGGTGTTGCGTGGTGGCAGATCAGATCTGACATTGTCCTCCCTCGGCCCACTTTCGATCATCGAACTAGGAGCCTTCCTATGGATTGGGAAATCGTCTCACGCCGAAACGACCCGGCCTTGCAACCGGGTGCCAACGTTCACTATTACAACCTCCGCAACGCCCTGGCGAATCATCACATCGAGCATCCCCAGCGGGCCAAACTCGCCGAGATGGCCCTGGACGAAGTGCAGAGCGGGATTGCCAAACTCGCGAGCCTGGGCCATAATTATCACCTCATCGAGGGCACCCCCGATGCCCCGCTAGAGTGGCCAAAGATGGTCTATAATTTGACTCAGGAGCCCCGAGTCGTCCACCACCAGTCCGATCTGGATGACCTCGGCCCGGGCTGGTACGACACCATCGAGGCGGCACGCCAGCACGATGCTCTGGGGACGCAGTATCTGGGCCGGGGTGGTGTGGCCAAGCCGAGTACGAGCCTGGTGCCGGCTGCTATGTTCCCCGTTTCCAATCCTGCCGGCGACCTGCCTGTGGATAACGCGGCAGGGCTCCCACCGGGCTATGTCTCGGAGAACGTCACCCCCGATACCACGGCTGGGGGTGTCAGTCGAAACCGTCCGATCGACGGACCGAGACCTGGCGAGACCTACCCGGTTCCCTCCAACCCATCTCCGCTGAACAAGCTCGCGAAATTCTCCGATCCAAACGCTCCTCCCAATCCTCTTAACAAGGAACACCCCTAATGGCCCGCGGTGCCAAGCGATTCACAATCTACGACATGATGGAGAACAAGGGGGTCTTCGAGGCCAATTTGGCCAACTCGGATTCCCCGGGGTACAAAGGCCCCCAGGCCTATCCCAAGATGTTCTACTCCCCGCTGGGGGAACAGCGGGTGAGCGTTCCAGCTGAGGTCGTGATGACCCCCTTCGGCCCGAAGGAGTACGGGGAGCAGCGAGAGCTGATCTGGCGATTGGCGGAATCGCTTTCCGACGAAAAGACCCTTCGGTCGGCAGGCTGGCACGACCACCCGGCCAAGGCCCATGCCGCTGCCGGCCGGGTCACCAGTCCGATGAGCCCCGCTGGCCGGATCGAGGAACTGGAAGCCCAGATCGCCCAACTGCAGGCCGAGAAACAAGGTCATCTGGACAACCAGGACGAACTGGAGAGCCTGAGGCCACTTTGAGGACAGCAATCGTGAAGATGAACTGGCGAGCAGGACTGGCAGCACTTGGCCTGGTGCTGGGCCTGGCGGCTGGGGCGAGTGCCCAGACCGCTTGTACTCCGACCTCTGAGGCTTCTCTGCTCTCCCAGTTCTCGGACAACGCTGGCCCGGGGAGCATTGCCCCGGCAAACGTTCGCAATGTCATTTGCACGATGTACACCTCCCTGGCCGGTACCAATATCGTCGGGGGGAGCCTCTCAGGCCTAACTGGCCTCCCAGGCGGCGGAAGCATCAGCGCCCTTGGCAGTATCGTGCTTGGCAGTGGCCAGGGGATTACCCTGGGGGTTCCACTTGGCATCGCCAGTGGTGGCCTGGGGGCTGTTCTCTCCCCGGCCTGGGGAGACATTATTTACTTTAATGGCTCCCAGTGGATAAATCTCCCAGCTGGCGTCTCAGGTAATCTGCTGCAAACCCAAGGCCCTGGTGCGAATCCTCGATGGATCATGGCCGCTGGAACGGGGACTGTCACTCAGGTTAATACTGGCACCGGGCTGTCAGGCGGTCCTGTCTCAACCACAGGAACTATTTCATGTCTAACTGCCTCAGCCTCCCAATTTGGCTGCGGAGAGGTGGACAATTCGACCCTCGGGGCGACCGCTGGGGTGTTTCACTGCAACCAAGGCAGCGCCTCCCAGCTGGGCTGTTTCACTGTTGATAATACCACCGTGACCGCCTCCGCTGGTGTGCTATCAGCCACTGTCGGCCCCGTGCCCGGCATGGTCTGGCTCGGCCGGGCGAGTGCCTCCGGCTCGGCCTCGATCACGATTTGTGCCTCCGGATGCACCATCACAGCCTCGCTAGGTTCCACCTATGAGGAATACGAGGTCCATCTCATCAATGTTCTTCCGGCTACCAATTCGGCTGATCTCTGGCTCCGAGTGAGCACCAACGGGGGATCGAGCTATGACGCTGGGGGGACATCTTATCAATACACAAATGGCTACTTCGAGATCGGCGGACCGAGCGGCACTGGTAGCGCCTCCGCTGGCCAAATGCTAGTGAACTCTGGCACCGCCCACTTGGCAAGCGCCGGGGCTGGTCTCTCAGGCACGGTGACTGGGTACTCGCTCGCTGCCACTGGAAACAAGCAGTTTGCCTCGCGTGGACTTGTCTACGACAGTGTTAACGCCAATTCCCTAGACGCTGGGTCCGGTGCTGGCAAGTATGTCGGTTCCACAGCAGCGATTAATGCCTTGCAGTTCTTGTCCTCCTCTGGCAACCTGGCCTCGGGAGACTTCGTTGTTTACGGGCTTCGCAAACAATGAGCCAGCTAGACGCAACCAAAACCACTATCGGAGACATGGTCCAGGCCGCACTCAAAGAGTCCGGGGCGATCGGGCAAGGTCAGACGGCCTCTGCCGAGGACGCAAACGACGCGTGGGCTCGTGCCCAATGGATGATCCAGCAGTGGGAGCGAAAGTTCTACCTGGTTTATCATTTGGTCACGTACTCCCAGGTCTCGTCTGGTGCCCAGTTCTACACCGTTGGTCCTGGCGGAACCTTTAACACCTCGGCGGCTGCTAGTCCGTTCAACCCCCAGTTCAACCCGCAGTTCGGCACCGGGGATGTGGCGGGAGCGGATTCGGGCGTGAGCGCCAGGCCACAGAAGCTCGAGTCGGCGTATCTTAGACAAATCTCGAATCTGCAAGCCCCCAACCAGGTGGACTTTTACCTGGAGATTCTGCCCTCAATGGTGGACTATAACAGGATTCGACTCAAGCAGCTGGCGAGTTTCCCCACCTCGATATTCTACGACCCGGCTTGGCCACTGGGACTGGTGTATCCCTGGCCGGTGCCGCAGGCGAATATTTACCAAATCTTCCTGACCTTTCGGGAGCAACTGCCAGTGCAATTCAAAACCCTGGCCTCACAGGTGTTCCTGCCGTACGAGTACTACGCCGCGATCCTGTACAACCTGGCCCTTCGCCTGCGCCCCAAATATGGCATTCCGACCCCTCCAGGGGATCAGCTGAAAGCCCTGGCGAAAGAATCCCTGGACGTACTGCGGCAGAGCAACTCGGCAATCGCGGAACTCCAGATGCCCGGTGCCTTGCAGCGGGGCAAAGCCTACAACATCTTCGGTGATACGTTTAACTAGCTAGAAAGGAACTCTCCTGATGCCCGTGACGACTTCAACTCCCCAGCCATTTGCCCAGGGACAACGGCTGGTAGACAATGACACCCTGACAGCCTGGCTTGCCAAAGGGCCTCCCACCAGCACGTCTGCTGGCCTGACAGCCACTGGTACCACGGCGGCGACTGGGTTCCAGCTGCAAACGTCGATCTCTCAGTTTACTACCGTCGGCGCTAATACTGGCGTTACTATCCCGGCGGAGATTGTCCCCGGCCAGCATTTCGACGTGTATCACAACGGGGTGAGCGCACTGAAAGTTTATGCCCTCGGGGGCGCGACCATCGATGGAACCGCTGGAGCCACCGGCGTTGCCCTCACCGCCGCCAGCCGTTGCCGTTATACCTGCGTTGCCCCAGGGGTGATTCTCAGCTCGCTGCTGGGCGCGGTTAGCTCCTAGGCCATGAGGCTTCCACTGGTAGGTGGAAGCTATGTTGCGCGCAGTATCATTGCGTCTGCGCAGAGGTGTGTGAATTTATTTCCTGAGCACAATCGCAAAGATGCCCTGGTGCCAGTCACGCACTACCAGCGCCCTGGGCTTCGCCAGCTGGTGCAGGGTGGCACCAACGGGGTACCAGTAGCACCAGTCCGGCAGCTGTACCGAGCCTCGAATGACAACGGTTACTGCGTTATTGGCCAGAACCTCTACCAGATCTCCCCGACCTGGCAACTGACTCAGCTTGGGCAGCTGACCGTGCCAGCGGGGACTCCAGTCTCCATGATCGACAATGGCACGACGCTGGTATTGGTTGATAATTCGCCTGTTGGTTATCAAGTCGACCTGGGAAGCGGGGCGTTCTCAGCCATTGTGGACCCCACCGGGACGTTCCAGGGGGCCACCAAGGTTGACACCATCGACACGTTTGTGCTCTGGAACATGCCTGGGACGAAGTTCTTCG